TGGATATCCCTTGTTTTCTGCGTTGATGGAGTGTGTTCCTGCCGCGGCGGAGTCGGGCGGTGGGGTGCAAAGTGATGGGGGATGTGTGAATCCCGGCGATTTTTCCAAAGCATTCGCGGTGGGAGCCCAAATGGTGATGGCTGGCAGTATTTTTGCCGGGCATGATGAGTCGGAACAAGAAATTCGTGATGGAAAAGTCGTTTTTTACGGGATGAGTAGTCATGCTGCCCAACAAAAACACAATCAAGTGAAGAATTATCGGGCTTCCGAGGGTCGCGTGGTGCAAATCCCGTATAAAGGGCTTGTGGAACACACCATTTCCGACATTTTGGGGGGAATTCGTTCAACCTGTGCCTATGTTGGGGCAAAAAATCTCGTGGAACTACATGAAAAGGCAAAATTCATTCAAGTGAACACGCAATTGAATCGAAGTTTAGAACAATACACGATCTGACAATGATTTCACATGAAAGAGTTATACACTGAATGAATTTTGTTCGCAATTATCAAAATGATTTTTATTCCTTGACATAGTTCAATCTTCCATATATATTATAAATAGTATGAAAGGAGAATAATATGACTGAAAAACACTCTGAATATAATATTGCACTAGATGAATATACGCAAGGAATTGTAGAGGATATTTTTCATGAAATACATGATGAACTCGACAAACTTGAACAAACAGTGGGACATTCTGAACTATCGGTCGTTATACTTGCTTTAATTCGCGACCGAGTAGAAATGGTGTCTGAAAACTATAAAAGATAAATAAAAATATGCCAACATATGAATATGAATGTGAAGCTTGCAAGTTCTACTTCACGAAAATCCTAAGCATGTCCTCAATGCACACCCCGGAGGCAATACCATGTCCTGATTGTCAAGCTATGAGGGTTAAGAAAGTTATGATGACCCCAGCAGAATTAGGAGATTCAGTCCGATTACGCATCCGCCGTCCCGATGAAGGATTCAAAGACGTTCTCAGGAAAATCCATGACAGCACACCCGGTTCAACGCTTAAAAACAATAGTAGTTACATCTGAGCTGGTTCAAACATCTTTTTCAACTCCGATGGGGCATTACGCCCTGTCGGAGTTTTTTTCACCTTTATCCAGTGAGTTCTCATGCCACGCAAAAAGCGCCTCAGCATTGTGTCCACCGAAAGAATTCTTTCAATGGGAGAACATGAATCAAAACACACGGTAAAATCATCAGATTTAAAGAACATTTACCCGCTCACGGACAATCAAGAAACATTTTTTAATTTATACGCCAAAGGACATGAAGCATTTTTAGTACATGGCGTTGCGGGAACAGGAAAAACATATATTGCCATGTACAATGCATTTAAAGAAATATTACAAGACCGCGGGAGATATAAGAAAGTTATTATTGTACGGTCAGCTGTCCCATCAAGAGACATTGGGTTTCTTCCGGGCAATGAAAAAGAGAAAGTGGAGGTGTACTCACATCCTTACCAAGAAATTTGTACCGAATTATTTCCCCGATTCGGGGAACGCGCCTATAACAAACTCAAAGAACAAAATTTAATTAGTTTCATGGTCACATCGCATGTGAGAGGTCTCACATTAGAGGATAGCATTGTGATTGTCGATGAAGCCCAGAACATGACAGACATGGAATTGAATAGTGTTATGACACGTATTGGTAAAAATAGCAAGATTATATTTTGTGGTGATTTCCGTCAAACTGATTTATGCAAGCGGAATGATATGTCAGGATTAAAGAAGTTCATTTCCATTGTTGACCACATGACAACCTTTCGCCACGTGGAATTCGATGTCAACGACATTGTGAGGTCAGCATTGGTAAAAGAATATATTATTGCACGTATGCACTATGAAGATGTTCTGATAGCCTCTTGACCTTTGGTGTGGTGAGATGTATCTTTAATGTATGAAACTATACACACATAATCCCATAGTTTTACCAGATATTAGTTCCGTGACCACAGAAGATGGGAAGCGTGTCTACAGGACACCCGATGGTAAATCCTATCCTTCTGTGACCACGGTGCTTAGCGCCCATACCCAAGCAGGTATTCAGCAATGGAGAAATCGTGTGGGTGAAACAGAAGCAAATAAGATATCGCGTCAGGCATCATCACGGGGTACACGATTTCATACCCTCACGGAAAATTATTTAAAGAATGCCCCATCTCCCGAGTCTGTGTCATTAATGGACAAGGAAATGTTTGAGTCGGCAAAGTCAGAGCTACATAAGATTGATAACATTCGGGCACAAGAAATTGGGCTGTACTCACACCATCTGCGACTCGCAGGACGGGTTGATTGCATCGCTGAATATAATGGGAAGTTAAGCATCATTGACTTCAAGACTTCCCGACGCGAGAAGGATGAAGAACATATTCAACATTATTTCATGCAAGCTGCGGCATATGCTGTGATGTTTGAAGAACGCACACAAATTCCTGTAAATAGATTGACCATCATTATTGCAGTTGAAGATGGCTTCATGCAAGTGTTTCAAGAAAAACGTGATAAGTTTATTGCTCCGTTATTGTTTTATCGTGACCTATATGAAAGGAATACTGTATGAAAGATGTATAAATAATATTGTAGGATGGTAGTAGATAGCCTAAACTGAAACTTTTCTTGGACAGGGGTTCGACTCCCCTCACCTCCACTTCGTTGTACCCGTAATGTGTAATTCGGGGGTGCCTGGTTTCGACAGGGACTGAAGTATGCAAAGGAGCTACCCGATAGGCGACTGCCGTAAGCAGAGCAAACAATTTAAATGACAACTCATATATGTCAAATGCTAACTCTTACGCCTTAGCTGCGTAAGGAAGTTAACCGGGTTACGGGGGGTTCCTGGGAACAGAATACCCCTCACACATTGCCTTTATGAAAATACACGTACCGGAAAATACTGAATATATAAATGTGATGGGACAGTACAATATTATTGTATCTGCTTGCGAAAGAACATCCGGCGATATATTGTTAGTATTAAAACAGTACACAATGTTTGTCACACCAGGGAGGTGCAATGTATAAAATACTACTCACAGCAGTATGTGTAACATGTTTAATACCGTTCAATCCTCGCCAAACACATACTCCCCCCAAGCCATTTGAAAAATTATTGCAAGTGGATAGCAAAGAATTAACCTGTCTGGCAAAAAACATTTTTTATGAAGCTCCCGTGGAATCATATGAGGGAAAGTTGGCAGTTGCCACGGTCACGATGAATCGTGTCAGAACCCGTGGATTTCCCAAGACGGTGTGTGGTGTTGTCTATGAAAAGAATAGCCGGGGATGCCAGTTTTCATGGACCTGTGGACCCAAAACCACGTTCAATCCGAAATTATATGCAGAGGCAAACACGGTTGCGATGCAGGTCTTGACCCGCGGTGCGCGGTTAGTTAGTATTAAGAATGCGTTATACTTCCATAATACATCAGTAAAACCCAATTGGGGATTTGCCCGTCCCATCAAACAAATTGGAAATCATATTTTCTACGTGGTGAAATCATATAATGACAAAGAAAATCAAAACAGAAAGACAGCCGGCTAATCCCGAACTTTCTGTGGAATATCTGGTTACGAAAGAATTTACGAGTGCCCAAGATTTTTCCATCGCCATAGAAACACAGGCAGCAGCACGCAAGATTGGATGCATGGAACGATTGCTTGAATATTGTGAGGAACGGAACATTGAACCCGTGGCAATGGCAAACTTAATTTCATCTTCTCTGAAAGAAAAGATTCGAGCAGAAGCGGAAGAGCTGAATCTACTTAAAAAAACAGGTAAACTTCCAGCATGACAATTGATGAAGCGTATCGGATTTACACAACAATACGATTACACTTCAATTCTGATACCTTTGATGTTCGTAGTGGTGTAATCCCGAAACGTCCCAAGAATGGTGTCAAAGAACGATTCAGTAAACAAATGGAAAAAATCCTTAAATTGTATAATCATGACAAGGATAAATTCACCAATTACTGGGTTGCAAATTTTCTTTCCGGGAGTGAGTGGGGCGCGTTATATGCACCCGAAGGTGAAGAAGTGTACATGGAATGGTTACGAGTTCAAGAAAGTTTGTCCTATGTCTACAAGCAAGATGTTGAATATTTGGCATCATTGGTACATTCCATTGATGATTTATGGAATTGTGATGAAGGACATCCCATAATTCTGAAATCCTATCTTGGTAAAAAATGTCACTTGGAGACACTTGTTATTTTGAATAAATTGTTTAACTTTAATTATAGGGTTGATGAGGGATTATTCTTGGACCCTGTTTGGAGTTCAGTAGCACGCACGATTCATAAGTATTCGCCTTTTGTCAATGTCAACAAGAAAAAGTTTTTAGATATTACAGAAAAAGCGTTCATGATTGTGTGAGTAGTATAAATAATATGGTAGTACATACCGTGGTACCATACAGCATTTCATACACCGCCATACTTAGGAGTAACACAATGTCATACACAAGTTTATCTGATTTACGCAAGTCACGTGGCAACTTCGACTCACTCATGAAGGAAGTTGATAAGATTGCCAAGCCCACTACGGGAGAACGGCGAGATGATGACCGTATCTGGAGTCCCGTAGTAGACAAGGCAGGAAATGGTTATGCCGTGATTCGTTTCCTAGCTCCGCCCAAAGGTGAGGAACTTCCCTGGGTGCGTGTTTGGAATCACGGGTTTCAAGGTCCTTCAGGTCGCTGGTATATCGAGAACAGCTTGACCACGTTGAATCTTCCCGATCCTGTTTCCGAGTTGAACAGTGAACTATGGAACTCAGGTGTTGAGAGCAACAAGGATATCGCTCGTAAGCAAAAGCGCAGGTTGTCGTACATCTCAAACATTCTTGTCATCAAGGATAGCACGAATCCTGAGAACGAAGGCAAGGTGTTCTTGTACAAGTATGGCAAGAAAATCTTTGATAAAATCAAGGATGTCATGCAGCCGCAGTTTGAGGATGAGGCACCTGTGAATCCGTTTGATTTCTGGAAGGGAGCAAATCTCAAACTGAAGATTCGGAATGTCGAGGGATATCGTAACTATGACAAGTCGGAATTTGATGCAGCTACAGCTGTAGCAGAATCAGATGATGCCATTGAAGCAATTTGGGATCAGCAACATTCACTACAGGAATTTGTAGATGCAAAGAACTTTAAGTCATATGATGAGTTGAAGAAGAAGCTGGACACAGTACTCAAGGGTGGTCCCGCAGTAAAGATGACTGCTGACAAGATGATGGAAGATGAAGCAACCATGGATGCTCCTGTTCCTCGGTCGGCATCAGCGCCCAAGGCAAAGACAGCAAAGATGGAAGAAGAAGATAGCGATGACACACTGAGTTACTTTGCCAAGCTGGCAGAAGATTAACTTCATACAGTAGCTATAACAGAAAAGAGGGGTCTTAATCGACCCCTCTTTTTTTTACATGACGCGAGACATTCTGTTATCTCGGAATCGCATGTAACTGCTATGAGTATCTCGGAGTGATATGCTTGCTTCCTGTGAAGATTGTCCGCCATTCGTAACATTGTTGACGTTGTTAGTGGTGTTGTTGATAACCGAAGCAGCTGCGCGTGTGGGAACGGTTGATCCTTCCACTGCGTTAGCATAGGCTAGTCTCCCCGACGGGTCACCTGTTATAGCTTCTGGGTCTTTTGATAGACCTTTCACTAATGCTTCTCCGCCTGTTTCACCAGCTTTTTTTCCCAGATAGTATCCTGCAGCACCGCCTATCAACCCCCCAATCGCAGTCCCAATAATAGGAACAAAAGACCCAATTGCAGCCCCTGCTACTGCTCCTGCCCCCGCTCCCGCAAGTCCCCCCGTCGCGCCACCTATCGTTTTTCCTTTCGCCTGATTTGCTTGTTTGCGTGTTATTTCGCCCGCTGCTTCAGCCCGGTTTGTTTCCATTATACTAGAACCTGCACTGAATACTTCCATCCCAACTGCCAATGGCACCGCGGCTCTACCCGCAAATTTGCCAGCGACTCCCAATCCCCTGCCTAGCCCGCTTTTGCCGAATCTGCTAGCAATATTGCTTACTCTTGACATGACTCCTGGCCCCCTTGGGCCTCCCATACTTCGAATTCTTGAAGTCATTCTTGATGGGGATGGAGTGGGTTTTGCAGACTTGAACCGTCCTTTCGCATCTCTGCGTCGTTCTGGTGCTGCGGCACCGCTCCCATCGCTGTCCTCGTTGCCACGACTTCCAGCATAAAGTGCGGCACCTCCTAGTGCAGCAACACCTACGCCTGTCCCTATTGCTGCGCTAGCTCCATCAGACATGCCCCTACCCTCAGCACCCACCGCCGTGGGTTCTCCACTCTCAGCACCCACCGCCGTGGGTTCTCCACTCTCGGTTCCCTCTTCCCCGGCACCCTCTTCCTCTGGGTCATCTTTATTCATAATATACGCGGCAGTACCTACTACTGCTGCTGCTCCTAATGCTGCTACCCCCATCTTTCCCTTAAACAATCTACCGAAACGGCTCAAACGGCTCCCCTTATTAATAGGAGGCACCGGTTTCCGTGGCTTAAAAGGAGGCTTCTTCTTATTGCCACTTCCACCTCCACCCCCGACCCCAGGGATATCGCCAAATCCACCCCCACTGAGGTCCAGACTCTCTATGGCACCTAAAATTTTAGTGGTGGTTTCATCTATGTTTGTTACTAACTCTAGTAATTTATTATCCGGGGTCGAGGCGTCGCTACCTGAATCTGCACCATCAAAAATACTGCTCTGTGGAGTTTTTGTTTTATTTGGAGTAGCCTTCGCAGTATCTTCAGTATCGTCATTTCTGTTACTTGTTTTTTCCTTGCGAGCATAGCTAGACTCCATGCTCCCTCGCTCATCTCCTATTGCCCCTTCTATTTTTTTTTGTACTCGTTTTTCCTCTAGAACTTCCTCAATTGTTTCAGGTTCAACTGGTGCATCTGGTGTGTCTAAACCAAATGTTGCTCTGGCATCTTTCTTTAGTGCAGATGCAAATGCTTTGAGTGAACTCCCCCCTGCAGCTTTTTTAGATTCGGGAGTTATTCCCATCAGACCAGCAAGTAGTTCTTTAATTGAAGTTGGTCCTTTAGGTTCTTTAGGCGCATCTGCGGCTGACTTGTCAATCGCTGCTTGCCCTTCTCCTTTAAGCTCTGCAATAGCTTGTATTAATGCTTGTTGTTTTTTGGGGTCATTGGTATTTTCTAATTCTTTTTCAAGTTTTAAAATAGCAGTTGTTATCGAATCAATGACCTTACTATTCTTTTTTTCTAGTTCTCTAAGAGATGTAGGTATTTCTTTTAACTCGTCTAATATATCAAGA